GTCGTAACCGTTCTTGCGACCGGCGATATCCTCGACGACAACGCGACGATCGCCTGGGAAATCCAGAGCTAGTCTTCCAAGGCTTGACACGGGGCCGATCGCAGTCGCAAGCGTCTGTGACGGCCCCGTGAGTTTTTAAGGATTGCACGTGCATAAGCACTACCGAGTCTCTGTGGAACAACTGGAAAACGGCTTTAAGGTCGAAGTACCAGACATGGAGATGATTGCAAAAAAGATGACCGAGGGCAAAAAGGCGAAGCCTCCGCAGCTAGATCCGTATTGTGGAGATTGCCAGAAGAGCTACGCGGCGAAGTCGGTCAAGGAAGTCCTGAAGCTCGTGCAAGCGAGCCTTGAGCAGATGCCCGAAGGAGAGTACGACGCGGCCTTCTCGGAGGCAGCGAGCAAGAAGTAATATTTCCCTTAACCGCAGCATAACTGGATAACACATCTAATATGAATACCCAGGCACAGAATCAAGATTTCAATATCCCATCCGACGTCGAAGCGCGCCTTCGCGCACAAGCCGCAGTCGCCGTAGCATCCCAAATCGACGAGAAGGCGCTCCTAGCCAAGTATACGGCCGAAGCACTCGCCGCGCGTGAAGCCGAGCTCCGTGAGGACGCGGAAGCGTCTCTTCCCGAAGTTGAAGTGCAGGACCTCGACAACCTCGGGTTCCCGAAGAAGTATGTGCGTCTCACGATTTTCAAGGGCACCTCGAAGCAGGACTTGTCGTATGTTCCAGTTGGGTGCAACGGTTTTGTTTGGCGTATTCGTCGCGGCGAAGCTGTAGTTGTACACTCGGTCGTTGCCGACGTGTTGAACCACGCCGTGACGGAAGTTGTCCTCCAAGCGGAAGGCGGGCTAGTAACGATGCCGGCACACCGTTTTCCATATCAGGCGGCGCCGGCAACTGAAGCCGAGTACATCGCGTTTAAGTCGAAGATGGCCGAACAAGGAAAGGTCGTCGTAACGACTGCGTAATATGTTCGCGCTAAAACAAAGCGGGGTGTACCAGATCGCTAATATAGCCAATGGGAAGTTATACGTTGGTTCCGCGATTGATTTGGTGCGCCGTTGGGGAAAGCATCAAACAGACCTTGCTCGGGGTGAGCATCACAGTCGCATCCTTCAGCATGCGTGGAACAAGCACGGCAAAGAAGCCTTTGTTTTTCGTCCGCTGTTGACTTGCCAGAAGAGTATGCTGAAGTTCTATGAGCAGCAGTTGCTAGATAAGGTGAACCCCGAATACAATGTCTGTATGGACGCTACGACCCGGTTGGGTGTGAAAAGCACACCGGAAACTGCCGCGAAAATTTCTGCTGCTCTGCGCGGAAAACACGCTTCGCTCGAAACCCGCGCACAAATGTCCCGCGATAGGAAAGGGCGGCGCTTGTCTGCGGAACATCGCGCCAAGGTTGCTGCTGCGGGCATTGGTCGTCATCCTTCTGAGGAGACCCGGCGAAAACTTTCTGCTGCGGCAATGGGTAATACGAAGGGGCATGCTTGTAAGGGGCGGCCCTTTTCCGCAGCACACTGTGCGAATATCGCCGCAGGAAAACTCGGGCGCCCGTGGTCTACGGCCCGCCGGGCTGCGTTTGAAAGTCGACAGTTGGCAGGAGCGCTCCTGTGAAACTTTCTGAAATGCTCGCTTACACTACGACCTTTTTGGACGATCGCACGGATTTGATTTCGGGCGAAAACGATAGCCTTTGGTCTGACGCGACGCTCGTTCGGTATTTCAACGAGGCAGAGCGCAGGATTTGCCGAAGGGCTTGGGTGCTCCAAGATATTGGGCATCCTGCTGCGGGCGTGGTGGTTCTAGCTACGGGGAAGTCGCTCTACCAACTGCACAAGAGCATCCTACGCGTCCGCGTCGCTACTCCCGAGGACGTGGACGTGCCGCTCTCACACTGGACCGACGAGCAGCTACTGCGTCCCCGGCCGACTGACATGGATTATTGGGACATCAATCGGGCGGAGGTGTTTACGCCGGGTGTGCCCCTCGCGATATCCACCGACGCGGGGACACGGACGATGCGAGTCGTGCCAGCGCCGGCCTTGAAGCAGAACGGCCTGCGCGTGATCCTCAAGACGGTGCGGATGCCCGTCTGTCCGCTTACGCTCGAGAAGCCCGACGCTTCGCCGGAAGTAGATGAACAGTGGCATCAGGAAGTCCTCTGCATGTACGCGGCGGGCAAGTGTCTGACACACCCGAACGTGGACGCATCGGCGAAGACTGAGGGGCGGAACCTGCTGGCTCAAGTGGAGGCCACGATCCGCGAAGCCCGGCAAGAGACGCTGCGTGCGGAAGGCGCGGAGCCGCGTTTTCAATTCGCGTCTACTACGGCGATGCTCCGATGAAGTCCATTGACCAAGATCTTCGTGAGCACAGAGATTTTCTCGGGCTCAGAAATAACGTAGGCGCCGCCGGCTTCGACCTGGGCGACCTCGAGGTCGCGCTCGACGTGGACGTGAATGACGTGGGTTTTCTGCTCCGTCGCAAGGGCCACTCCGCTGTGGTCGTGGCCGGCGTGGATCGTGATCTCTTCGCCGCTGGCAGCATTTGCTTGGGCGTCGGGAGTAACGCGCTGAAGCAGATCCTCCCAGGATTTACTACGGTAACGCTGCGCACCGGCTTGACGCCTCTGCGCCCCCTGTCATACTCGGCGATCGGTGGCCGCGTGTATTACACCAACGGCGTCGAGTTCGGCGTGGTGGAGAATGGGCAGCACCGGAGCTGGGGGTTGACGCCACCCGCTCTCGGGCTCGCGGTCCTAGTAGGTGGGGCTCTGCGCGCAGGGCGCTACCAGTACACCATGACCTACTTGCGCTCCGACAGGCAGGAGTCCGGGGCAGCCCGCGCGGCCGTAGTCGAGCTATCCGCAGTGGCGAGTGGTTATGAACTGACTCTCCCGGTCTCGACCGATCCGTCTGTCACACAGAAGGCCGTATATGTGTCCGACCGCGACGGAGAGACGCTCCACCGTTACGCCGTGCTCGACAACGCCGTGACGACGTTCGCCATTCGCGAAGAGCGATCGGGCACCGTGGCGCTGGCGACGCAGTTCCTCGTTTCGCCTAATATATTAGGCGCTATCGACCATATTGCCTATGGAAATGGGCGAATGTTGGTCGTGGCCGGGTCCCGGCTCTACTGCTCGGAACCCTACGCGCCGGAACTGTTCGATCCCCGGAAGTCGTGGCCCTTTCTTGACGCGATTACGATGGTTGCCTCGCTCGAGGACGGCACTTGGCTCGGTACGCGCAGTCAAGTGATATGGTTACCGAATGCGGAGCCCGAGAAGTGGCAGTTCATGGTGAAGGCGCCCTATGGCGTCATCTCCGGCACAGCTTCTGTGGATAGCCTCTCTGCGGTCGGCGACGGCAGCGGCAAGGGCCCGGCGGTCTACTTCGCCACGACCCAGGGCCTCTGCGTCGGTGCGAATGGTGGGCAGATCACCAACTACACGGACGGACGCTATGCCATACCGATCCAGGAACGTGGCGCGGGGATAGTGCGCCGGCATCGAGGCATGTCGCAGTTTCTTGTGACCTTGCGCGGGACCGAGATTTCTGGTAATATAGCAGCATGAAAACCTGTACAAAATGCGGGGTGGAGAAGCTGGAGACGGAGTTCTACTCGCGTAAGGACACCCGCGACGGACTTTGTTATGAGTGCAAAGTTTGTAGTATTACGCGGGCTTCTAAATGGGCAAGGGCAAATCCGGAGAAATGCGCGGGCTATGTTGCTAAATGGGCCAAGGCCAACCCGGAGAAAAAAGTGGCCATTGGCGCGGCCAGTAGTGCTAAATGGGACAAGGCTAACCCGGAGAAAAAATCGGCTTTTTATTCTAGGTGGGCGCGGGCAAACCCGGAGAAATGCGCGGCCCTTCGTGCAAAGCACGAGGCCCAAAAAATCCAAGCTACCCCCGGCTGGATCAACCAGGGCTACATCGACGACGTGTATCGGAAGGCCGCGATTTTTACGCGGCGTGATGGGAAGCTGTGGCACGTAGATCATATTGTGCCTCTGCGCAGTAAATTAGTTTGCGGGCTGCACTGCGAGGATAATTTGCAGACTATGCCCGGCAAGGACAACATGTCGAAAGGCAATCGGCGCTGGCCGGATATGCCTTCAGCATTATCAATGTAGTTCTTTACAACATATTTAACAGGAGCTTCACATGACGATTCGGCAAAGTACAGGACTTCGGAACCACCTTCAGCAAAATGGCAGTTTCCGCAGCGCTTTCCAAGGTGGGAAACTGAGCATCTATTCTGGCGCCCAAGTGGCGACTGCGGACACTGCTCCGGCGGGTACACTGCTCGTGACGATCACAGATAACTCCGGCGCACATACGGCGGAAGTGCGGGCGACGGGTACAGTAACGCTCAATACCGGCGCCTCGGGTTCGGTCGATACGGTGAAGGTTGGCGGCCTTGAAGTGCTCGGTGTAGCAGTGCCGTTCAACGTGTCGCTGACGCAAACGGCGACGGATGTAGCTGCACAGATCAATAAGTTTCATGGACACAAGCTGGTAACGGCGACTTCTGCTGGCGCTGTAATCACTTTGACGGCTAAACTCGGCTATGGCACGGCTATCAATGGCGTGACTGTAATCTCTACCGTCACGACAATCACCAAGACCGACGTGAACATGGGCAGCGCGGTCGCCGGGGTCAGTCAGGTGAACGGGCTGAACTTCGACGATGTCGCGGTTGGCCTACTGGCGAAGCGCACGGGCCAAACCTGGTCGGGCGTTGGTCTCGTTGATGGTGTTGCCGGCTGGTTTCGACTGCGTGGGCCGATCGCGGACAACGACTCGGCGGATTCCGCCGGCGCGTTTACCCGCCTGGATGGTAACATCGCTACCTCTGGTGGGGACATGACCGCTTCGAGCACTACGTTGGCGGCAGCGGCGACGCACACCGTCAGCACCTTCTCGCCGACCGAACCGGCGAACGCGTAATAGGGAATGCAGGCGCCGTCTCCGCCAGTTGTGGCTGGTAGGGACGGCGTTGTTACTTGAAAGCGGAAGATGGCTGATTTCGTAACAGTTCCAAGTCTGCCGGTAGTTACATTATCGGCGGTTGGTAATTTTAAAGGGACTGGCGCAGCGTTTAATCTGCCTGTCCTGACGGTATCCGCTATATTATCTAGTGGCATAGACGCAGTATTTGTCCTGCCGTCTTTGCAGTTCACTGGCGCGCTGCTCACCGGTAACGCGCTGGCAGCGGTATTCTCCCTCCCCACGGCCTCCGTAGTCGCAGCTCTGCGCTCGAACGGAATACTCACCGCAGAATTTTCTCTCCCGTCGGGGCAATTATCAGCGCAGATTTTAGTCGGGCGTTTGCTTTCTGCGACCCCATTTCTGCCGGTAGTGACGCTGGATGCGGCGCTGCGTTCGGCTACGCAATTCACCGCGGCATTCCAACTGCCGCCAGTGCAGCTCACGGCCTCCCTCCTCGCCGCACTTGCTGCGGGTGCGCGGACGTGGGCTCTCAACACGCGCAGGAACGCCCTGACGGAGTACAATTTCCAGTTCACGTCTTACGCGCTGTTCAACGGCCTCGTGCTCGGCGTGAGTCCCGCTGGCGTAGTGGTCTTGGGGACACAGGCGCTTGATGGCGCTACGGCGATCCCTTGGCGTTGGCGGACAGGCAAGGCAGACTACGGCGAGACGAGGCTGAAGCGCGTGCCCCGGCTCTATGTGGGCGGCGAGTTCGATGGCGACGTGTTGTTCCGTACTATCGTAGATGCGACCGGGACGAGGACGTATCGGCTCCCGCACAATCGCGTCGACGGGATGCAGCAAAGGCGCGTCCCGATCGGCAAAGGCCCGAAGGCGCGCTACTGGCAGTATGAGGTCGAGGGGGAAGGCGGCGCGGACTTCACACTCGAAAACGTGCTCGCCTATCCGACGGGTCTCCGCCGCCGAGTGATGTAGTGCCCCGCTTCGTCGACATTCAGCCGGGGGGTGAAAAATATCTCGCTTTTGCATTATCTAAACTTCGATTGCTGAAGGCGTGGATGAAGCCCGCTGGCTTGCGCGTCATGAGCAAGCACTACTGGGTGAACCCAACCGACAAGATCTGGATCAAGGCGCTGGATCTCGGCAACGATATCTGGTGGGACTGGATCAGGATTGAGGCGGGCGCCGAGGCACATTTAGTTGTGCGGACAGATACGCATGAATGGACATTCTTCTCTTGGGACGGCTTCAAGGAGATCGAGAAATTCAGCGCGATTGGGAAACCATATCAGGGCAGCACGGACGCCCCATTCGGGCGGGGCACGCAGATATGTGCTGTGGCTAAGGACAAGATTATGGTGGGCACCGGCACCCACTTGGACAACGGCACGAGCCAGTATTGGATCGTGGATGCTGGTGGGGAGCACAACTTGGTAGCTGGGCCGCGCCCCGGATCAGATTTCATTGACCTCCCGCCGCCGGTAACGTCCAGCACCACCGAGGGGCCGTGGGTGTGTGTGGGGCAGGACAATTTTGCGCACTGGTCATTTGGTTCCCACCCCGGCGACCCACCTTTCGACGGGTCCGGCTGGGTGAATACGGTCGTGCGGGCATCTGATTTTGTTACTCTTAGTCAGAATGAAACGAACCAAGACCCAGACAATGCCCCAGTTGGCCCTCCCGCAGGATGGGTGCTCAGCGATGATTCAAACACGGGATATACCTCTCAGGTAGATCAATTCAATCCCGCGCGAGTGAGTTTTTCGAACCCGTTTACTGGCAACCCCAAGCCGGATATCTTGCTAACGCCGTCATCTGGTAAATCTTCGCCCTCGGGTAACACACAGATATATGGCACACCAAATAGGCTGTGGCGGGTGGTACTCGATGGCGGGATTGTGCATGTTGAGTTGTGCTCTGTGGGCGGGGTAAAGCTCGCCTCGAGCGCTTTGTCGTTCTCTGTGCTGCTTGGGTGGGTGGTGGATGATGGGCAGGCCCTAATCGTGACTGGCACGATGGCAGACAACAAAGCTTGGCATGTGGTTGAAGGACTCGACGGCGATGGCAACATTATTCTAACAGCGACCGACGCGTCAAGCGTTGGGGTGTTGCCCTACATACGGAGTAAAGGGGATTTTTGGAGAATAACCGGTCAGTTTACCGGCTGGCTGCTTGGCGCCGGGATTCACTTGGTTAATCGACAATTCTAGCAGGTTCCCCCGCTCCCAAATGTCGCGTATAATACTCATCATAGTACTATAGCCCGGAGTAGGCTTAGAGTATGACAGTAGCCACCAATATCACCGCGGCGCAATCCGCGGCAGCTTCTGCGTTGGTCGATGCGAACGCCTTCCTGAACGCGCTAATCGCCATAGCGACTTCAGCGGAACTCACGGGGTTCAATTTTGCTGGCTCGATCCCTGCGCAGTTCAATTACAACAGTGTCCCGACGGTCAATTTCCCTGTTGTCGCTGGGGGCATTCGCCCGACGATTCCCGCGATAGGTGCGAGTCCGCCTGAAGTGCCCAGCATTGTCCTGTCGACCCCGGCGGATATTATCCTGCCGATCGACGACTTGCTGGCGCCGACGAACAACTTCACATTCTTTGAGGCCGCTTACGCCTCGACCTTGCTGAATCCGCTAAAGGCTAAGCTCCTCGCGGATCTGACGAATGGCGGCTTCGGGATCGACACGGCTGATGAGGCCGCGCTCTTTCAACGCGCCCGCGATCGGGAGACTGTCGCTGCGATGACGCGCATCGACGAAGCCGGCCGGGCAATGGCCGCCCGTGGGTTCCCACTGCCCCCCGGCGAACTCTCGATCCAGATTGACCGGTCCTACCAGGACCTTCAGAATAAGATGTCCTCGGTCTCTCGCGAGATCTTCGTCGACTCGGCGAAGCGCTTCGTGGAGAACCGGCAATTTACGATCCAAGAAGTCCGGCAGCTCGAGACGGTCCTCATCGGGTTTCACAACTCGATCCAGGAACGCGCGCTCAACGTGGCGAAGGCGACGCAAGAACTCGCGATTGTCGTCTACAACGCGATCCTCGCTCGCTACAAGCTCCGCTTGGATGCGGCGAAGATTACTTCCGACGTGCAGCTACAGCGCGTGCAAGTCGATCTTGCCCGCGCGCAGGCGGCGATCGAACTCTATCGCGGGCAGATTACTGCATACGAAGCGAATCTTCGACAACTGCTCGAGCCTCTGAAACTCCAAGTGGACCTTTACCGCGCAGATATCGACAGCAATCGCGCGTTGATGGACGGGTTGATCTCGCGTTCGACGCTCCAGCAGAAGGTCATCGAGGCCACTTCGCAGCAGAATATCGACATCTCCCGGCTGACCGTGGAGACGATGAAGGCCCGCTTACAGGCGGCAATGACAGGCTTGCAGTTCGCGATGGAGTCTGCTAAATTTGGTTCCGCACAATTTTTCGCTACCCTCTCGGCAATGTGGGGTAGTCTCAACACCCTTTCGGTTGCCTCGGCAACGGAGTAATATATGGCATACGGCGACACCACACTTGACGAGATCCTGCGGCAACTGAGCGCTTCCCAAGGGGCGCCGAATCGGCCGCGGTTTCCGATTACACAGACTTCTTCTGTCCTGCCTAACGTCGCGCAGGCGCCAGCAGCTCCTGCGCAACCTGCTTCACGAGCATATCGTGCGGGCCGGTTACTCGGCCGCGGTGCGCGCGCGTTGAATCTCCCCGCGTTGACTTTGGGTACTATGGGCTTCGGTATGGCGGATATAGCCGCGGCTACGGAGTCGGGAGCTACACGAGAGAATCGTCCTGAACGCGCACTGCAAATTCTGAGCGGCGCGGATATTACTGGACTGGGCGGCGCACTGGGTCGACTGCTGACAGGCCGGCCGGCTTATCCGTCTTCCGGCATCGAGGGCCCGGCTACACAGGCTTCTCGTGCCCGAGGAGTGGTGTCAGCCGCGCCACAGCTACAATCCCGCGTCGCTTTCGGTGGCGCAGATGTAGAAGATGCCACATTGGGCATACCACAAGATTTCACACCTATACGTACTGATCTCGATGCAGAGCAAATGCTCCGCGAAAACTATGCTCCGCAGCGCGGTACTGGTGCGATCCGCTTGGGCAGTGGTCCCGCTCGCGTTATTGATACCCGTGGGCGGCCCGCTGAGGTAGCCCCGGCTGCGCCGGCGAGCACAGGGAATTTTGCTGGTGATTTCACGGGGGCGCTGCTCAATCTGAAGCAGGTTTCCGGGGACAATGCGCGGAGGGCAGCACAAGCGCGGGCGGACGCCGCGGCTTTGGCCGCGCGGGGTACGGCGGCTCGTGGTGCCGCTGCGCTGCAAATGTCCGAGTTAAGTGCTCGCTTTGCGGCTGAGCATCTTCGGGCGAATCCCGGCGATATCGCCGGCGCGGCGGCGATCCTTCATGGGCGTTCGCAAGGTGCCGGCGACAATGTCTTCTTCCCCGGCATAGGTCCGAATGATCCGACGATCGTGGGAAGCAAGCGCACCGGCGCCGTGATTGCCCGTCGTCCCAAGGTCGAAGCCCAGATGGGTAAGGATGCGAAGGGTGTATGGCAGATCCTGGGCCCCGACGGGCGGGCGCTCCGCCCAGCGACACCCGACGAGATCGAGCAACGTAAAGCGGGTCGGTAATGGCCGACCAGTTCACCGAGATCAGTGATGTACTGATCGACCGGCTCGTGGAGCCTGCGCCGACTGGCGCCGGTGCCCGCGGCCTTCGTACAGGCATCGCTGGCGTTAAGGCCGCTGCTCGCGGCGTCCAAGCGCTCGGTGCTCGCGCGATTGGTGCGCAGGCTGCCGAGGCGGAAGCACTCCAAGCCTCGCAAGAGACCCTCCAAGCTACTGCTCCCGACCAGATGCGGGTCGAGGACGTCTCCTCGCTTGGGGAAGCCTTCGACTTCACCCGCTATGCACTCGGCACGGCCCTCCCGTCGATCCTTACGATGGTCGGCGGGGGGCTCCTCGGCCGAGGTGTCGCTGCACTGCTCGCCAAGCGCTACGCTGCGCAAGCTACTCGCGCGCTAGTGAAGGAAGCCGGCCTGATCGGCGGGGCCGCACTGTCCTCGGTCGGCATGGAAGCGGGGAGCATCTTCCCCGAAGCGGTGGAGCAGAAGGTCGAAGACCCTGCGCTCCGCGCCGTAGCGGGCGGTATCGCCGCTGGTGCGCTGGACATCCTCCCCGGTTACGCAGCCGCTCGCCGGCTTGGCCTAGTGGGCGACGCCGCGCTCCGAGCTCCTCGTAAGGCTGGCGCCGGCGCGGTTCTCCGTGGTGCCGCGACCGACGCAGCGACAGGTCTCGCGCTCGAGTCCTCGACCGAGGCCGCCCAGTCCGTGATTGAACGAGTTGCCGCGGGTCAGCCTCTCGATACCCCCGAGGCGATTAGCGACTATCTCAACTCCGCGGCGATCGGTGCCGTAGCTGGGGGCACGATTGGGGGCGCTGTAGGCGGGGTACGGACGCTGCGCCAGCCGGTACAGGAACCTGCTCCGTTCGCCGGCGGTGAACAGCCGCCGGTAGTGGACGCAGCCCCCGTGGAAGTCCCCCTCCCGGTCCTGACGCCCTCGGAGGGCGCACTCCCAGACATCCGCGGCCTTACCGTCCCACCTGTTGTCGACGCGCTACCGGTGGCGCCGGACGTCGGGGACCCCCGAGTGCCTACAGACCCGGTCTATCGCCGTATAGCG